TAGTGTGATATTTATTTAATTACTATAATTTAGTAGTAACTATAAATCTGAAATGTAACGATAAATTGAATTGTATTATTGTTTTGGTATTTTTCAAATACGTTTTTATACCGCCCCTTTTTGGTATTGAACGTAAATAAGGTCCAAGTCTTTTGGAATTATCCAAAAGCAAAATCTTTAAATAATAAGAGCTATATAGCCTTAGCTCTTGAGCTTTTTATATGAAAATAAAATATTAATTATTCTGGATTTCTTAAAAGAAACAAAAACTTTTAGGTTTCACGATGTGAATCGATGAACTTGGTCCAAAACTTAAGTTTTAGACTTATTAGATTATGAATTTGTATTTCGAAAAAATTGTGTGCTAACCCTCCCAGCCGTGGGAGGGTTTTTATGTCGTTCACGACGTAATTACTATAACTAGTATGTATTTTAGTAATCTAAAATATAAGATAGTCCTTTGAAATTAGATTTACTATTTGTTCATTGTTCATATATCCTTATCAAATTTACCCTCCCATTTTAGGGAGGGTTTTTTATGTCGAATAATTCGAACTAATTAAAAATTATAGTGAAAATACTTAAACTATAATATGAAAATCTAGAAAAATAGGTGTACATCAATATTAAAGCAAGGAGGGTTATTATGTTTAGAGTATATCAAGATACAACAGAAGAAGCTAAAAGAATTATAAGCTTATATGACTGCACAAATAATTCATTAGATTTCACCATTTATTTGACTACTATAGAAAAAGCTGACCTAGAGTTGTTTAACGAAGTATTAAAACAACTTAGAAATGGTAATTATAGTATTAAATATTTAAATGGTGTGGGAACGAGTTGATGAGGAAAAATGGCTAGTAAATTAACAGAGATTTTTGGTACACAATTTCTAGACGGTCAATATAAAAGAGGAGATGATGGAAAAGTAGTTTCCTTAGGTAAAGATGAACATGGAAATGAAATAGAAGTTAAGATGGATTGGCAAAATTCAGAGAAGGATATACTTCCTATATCACCAGAGATCTTAGCTAGAATAAAGAATAATGAGCTACAAGAAGAGCAAAGGCAGAAAACAGCTGAAAAGAAAAAGAAGATATTAGATTCTTATTTTAAAAATACTAAAGTAGAAGGTACGATAGCAGAAGACTTTGACAAAAGACCTTTATTCCAAATGCCAGAAGCTTTCTTACATATGATGTATGAAGAAGAAGATGAGGATGAAGAATTAGATCCTAGAAGTAGAAGTATAATTAAAACAGGTAGAAAAGATGGTACTGTTGTTACAACCTCTATGATGCACGGATTAAAAGATGCTATAGACGTAGCTTCTAAATATAAGAATATGATATGGGTAAGAGATTTCTTACTATTCTTAAAGGATCAAGGAGTTAACTTCCGAATGGTAAGCGAGAATCCAGCAGCATTAGCAGAGTTCCATAAACAATGGAAAGCCTTAAGAAGACCTGCTGTACCTAATATGATCCAAAGACTATTACAAGAAGCTGATGATAAGTTCTTTAAATTAATAGATCAAAATCCAAACATCGATAAAGAAATGAAAAGAATATTGAAGGTTGATACTGAGTCTAGAGTAGAGTTTATAGAAGAAATGAGACAACATTCTGGAGAGAATTTATATACTATGGAAGATTTCGTATTACAGAAATTCCAATTTGAAGAATATGGGTTCGATGAAGATGATGCTAAATGGTTTAATCCTAACACTCCTATCCCGAGTAGACCAGGAGTTAATATGGGACATTATTTAAATGAATTCGAAAGACGTACTGGTATAAGGTATGAAGATATTTATTACCATTACTGGAAGATAGTAAAAGAAGAACAAGAAAAGAAGTCTGTAGAAGAAGCTATTAATAAAGAAGATTTTGATGAAGAAATAGTAACTAAATCTAATTCTGAAGAAGTTAAAGAGAATTCTAAAATTACTGTAGGATTAGACTTAGATATAGAAATAGATATGGACGAAGATGATATTATATAGAAAGGAAAGATAAAATGCCAGAAAATAACACATTTATGGCACCACCAGGTGCACCAGGAGTAGTTAGTAATAATGCTCCTAAAGAAGTAAGAGAAGTACTAAACGACGATGATGATCAGTTTGTCACTGACATTAATACAGGTGTAGAATTACAAGTAGAAGATAGAAATATAGAAGATGCAGTAGTGTATGATAATCCTGCTAAATTAGTATTAAATACTTCCTTGCAAGAATTTTCGTTTAATGACGACTCTTATAAAGAATTATTTATGGGATCGTCAGAGATAGGTAAAACGACTTCTGATGTTAAGAAATTAACTTCTATAGAAGATGTATTTAACTACTATAAAAAAGAAGGTATGTATAGAGATGTCTATTTACCAGTAACTAACGTAGCAATAAGAATATATGAATTTAATAATACAGATATCTCTATATTAGAAATGGCTAACGAAGCTAGAAAAGATTTCTTATTCCATTTACAAATGAATGCGAAGGGAACACAAAACAGAAAGTTCTTAGATCTAGTATTACAAAATGCTCAATTCTTAACAAGTGATTCTGATAAATTAACTAGAGCTCATTTCGAAAATATATCTGCACAAGATATTCCTTTAATAATATTAGCAGCAGCTAGTTTATTAAATGCAGTTAAAGTTAAAATGTCTAATGGAGAAGAAGTACCTTTTAAATGGGAAGAAACATGTCCTAAGTGTGGTACGGTTCAAGAAGTTAGTTTCCCTTTCGAAGAAGCTGTTAAAGCTCAGTATACTAAGGATATGATAGAATGGGCTAACGTTAACTATAATCCTAATGATACTTTTGAGAATAACTTAAGAAGATCCAAAGCAGTAAAAGGAAAAGGTGTTAAATATACTAAATTAGGAACTACAATCGACACTTATATTAGAATGAAAGATCCTACTTGGTTAAGATCTAATAATCTAGATGAAGAAAGCTATAGCTGGATAGTAGATAAGTATTTAGAATATCCATATTTTAAAGAAATATATCAAAGTGAAGAATGGAATTTAAAACCTATGAAAGAAAAAGTACTTCAATTAAGTCAGAAGTGTTCTAACGCTTATCTAGCTAAAGACGATAGTGACCCTACTATATTCGAATATTTTAACGATTTAGCACAAATAAAAATGGCTCGTTATATTTATAAAGTAGAAGCTTTCGATATATCGTCTAAAGACGTTAATGGTAAACCAGTTAAACTAGTAGAAGAAGATTGGAATAAGTTATCTTTACCAGTTAAACTTGATAGATTAGCTTTATTTGATGATGAAGTTAAAAAGAAAATAAATGACCAAATAGATGCTATATCTAATTATGGTATACAAGAAATAATGGCTAAATTCCCTTGTGTAAAGGAAGATTGTAAGCATATTCTAGAGGTGTCTATAGATCCGATAGCGTTGGTTTTTTCGGTACTCCAGAACACAATAGAGAACGTAGATTCGACGACATCTACTCAGTAATGAAGGCAATGTCTACTTATAATATAAGATCTGTAACGTTAGATCAATTTATGAGTATGCCAGGTACTGTTAGATATGAGTTACTGGAGAGATTTAGAATAGAATACGAATTGTCAGTTAAAACTAATCCAATGCAAGCAGAAGTAGAGAAATTATTGTAACATATAAGGTAATTATAATGAGAGAGCCCTCATTATAATTCTTTTAATCAAGGAAAAACCGCCTTAGGATTTTCCAGGATGAACTTGAATTCTGTCAAAGTTTGTTATACCCCCATTAAGATGGGTAACAGTTGTAACGAATATTTTTTCACCCCTCCCATTGTGGAGGGGCTCCTTATGTCGTCAACGGAATTTTATTAATTTTATAAAGGAGATGATTAAATGGCTACCGATAGTACATTAAATCCTAAACCGACCAAAGACAATGATTTATATAAGCTAGTAATAGATTACCCACCAGCGTATAATGAATATGGTAAGCAATTATTAGAAAGAGATTTAGACAATGCGATAAGAGTAATATTTAGAAGCTTCTATGGTTCTAGTACTCTAATACCAGAAGTCCCAGGAATGTTTCTAGATATTGTTAGATATACTCACGTATTAGATGATCCTATTACTAGGTCTAATATAAATACTAAAGTAAATGCTGTGATAGCTGAAATTGTACCAGAAACTTCTCCTTCTGTAGAGATAGATTACAATCCTATAGATCATAGAATGACGTATCATATTTCTATTAGAGGAGAAACTATTTTAAGAGTTGATTCAGCAGGTGATCCAGATAAGGCAACAATAACTTGGTCTGATAAGAAGTTTTATGAATAAGAAGCGTCCTTTTAAAGACGCTTCTTTATTCTTTTATGTAATCTTTATAATACTCAGGATATTTAATATATCTTTGACTTGATTTTTTAATATCTCTGTACATTTGAGGAAATCCTTCTATTTCCTTAATTCCATTTAATTCTACTACATTATATTTAGTCTTGTCTACTAATGCTTTAAATTTATAAGCATCTGCTTTTCTACGTTCTACCATAGATGGATGATTATTTTTATTCTCTCCTCCATCTTTTATACTTACTATACAATTAATACTTCTTATATAGAAATCAGGTATATGTGTTTTAACATTACCATTCCAGTCAGTCCATTTAATCTCAGGACCAGGAGCTTCTACATCGTCTGATCCAAATACACATACTTTTAATACTTCCATAAATTTAACTTCGTAAGTTCCTAATACAGTAAATTTCTTTCCTTTAAATTCTACTTGATGAGCTATTCTTCTATTCTCCATTAACATCTTACTATAATCAGGATTAGCCATTAAATTATCTGTATTCCATGTCCTCTTTATATTCTCTACATATCTTTTTCTCATTACATCTTTACAAGAATTACCTCTATTTTTAATAAATGTTTTTAATACCCTAAAAGGATCTTTTAATATAGATTGAATTGATATCGGTTCACATAATATATCATATTGCTTTTTCTTAGGATCCCATTTAGTAGGACTAGCACCACATATCTGACATTTACCCTTACCATTTCTAGCGTCAAATAAAAAATGCGATACATCACCTTTATATTCTTTAGGTATTTTATCCATATGATATTTTCTAGTATAGTTCTCTAATTCTGGAATAGTCTTGAATATCTTTCCATCTATAGGACTTTTGTACGTTCTAGCCATTGATTTTCCTCACTTTCTAATATTATTTTGATAAAAATCGGTTAACCAAATACTTAAAACATAAATAAAGAAAGAAGGAGATAAGGATATGAAAGGGACATCATTTTTAATAACATACGGAAAGAGAAATTTATGTGCATTTGAATGGACTGTTAAGTCAGGATCTATGTACGACACAATCCCAGGAACATCACATTTTTTAGAACATCTAATCGCTTCTGAATATACAGAAGATGAGAAAGCTTTTGAAAGAAAATTAAAAAGAAGAGGTATACACGGTAATGCATGGACTAACTTTCAAGAAGTTTATTACTATTACCCAGAATTCTATTTTGAGAAAGACATCTTAGAAGGAATAATTAAAAAGTATGGTAATACTTTAAGAACATACTTCAAAGAAGATGATGAAAATAAGAATAAAAATGGAATAGCTATTTTAAATAGAAGAGCTAAAAAAGAAGTAGAAATAATAAAAGCAGAAATAGAGAGAGGATTGACGTTAGACTATAGACTAAGACGATCTCGGTTTTACTTAACTAGAGTAAAGGATTTTA